GCCGCCGAGCACTCACCCACGAGTGGGTCGGCGCTCGCGGGGTGTCAGCATCTCGCGAGGTTGAGGCAGAGCTGCGTATGACGGAGGGGCCGGTAGCTGTCGTTGATGGCGGCAGGGCTCCGCGAGTACAGGTCATCATTCCAGCAAGGTTGGCCCCGCTGGGAGCGGTCTGCCATGTCGAGGGCTTAACGGAAACCGGTTTCACGTGGACGCCGCGCGGGGGTGCGTGGACCGGAGGTGGGGTCCAGCGGGTGATCGGAGACCCATTGGCCCCCATCAACGTGGACATTCGATATAGGTTAACGACGTCAGCGGGGGTGTTCGTCGAGTCGGATCCAGTGCGGCGGTCATGGGATGGGTTGTCACTCATGACTGATACGGCGGGCGGGAAGCCCGTGAACCTGCTGTGGCAGGGCACGGACCAGCGCGAGTTGAAGTTGCGGGTTACTGAGCATGAGGTGCCGGGCAGGTCAACTCCGCTGGTTGTGTACGCGCCCAAGGGCGGGGCAGGGACAGTTTCGTTGACGGCGCGGACAAATATGCGCGATACGTCTGCGCTGAAAGAGCTGCTGGGGTCTCCGACGCCAGCAGCTCTGTTCCACAACCCGGCGCGGTGCTTGCAATGCATGCTGGGTACGTGTGACGTTGACTTGGTCACGGTCATGGCCGTGACGTCAGTGTCAATGGAGCGTGCGCCGCGTCTTGATGTGGCTGAGCGGACGTGGGCGATCAAGGGCACAATCGTCGGCCTGCCGCAGCCAAACACGCAACTAGCACTGTCGACATGGGCAGACTTCGACGCTCGGGCGCTTACATGGAATGGGCTTGATGCTCGACGGTGGTCGTGGGAAAAGTTCGACCGGACGCTGTGGCAGGAGGAGCCGTGAGCGTGATTGCCGACGCGGGTGCGCGTATTCCAGACGATGTCTTGACGTCGGCATACGCGATGGAAGCCACCGTAGAGTCGTGGCTTGGTACAGAGTTTCTGGGGTCAGTACCCGTCGAGGACGGGTCTGTCGCGTGGGATGCGAGCCAGCAGGTTCAGGGGTCGCTCTCGCTCACTGTGCCGCGTGTAGGGGCAGTGGAAAATGAGGATTGGCGGGATTGGGACCCGACCGATCCGCGGCATCCGCTTGCCTGTTACGGCCAGGTTCTGCATGTGTCCCTGACGATCAGTTCGGTGCTCAGCGGGGACTGGTGGACGATCCCCATCGGGCGCTTCCTCATCACGGCGGTGGAGCCGGGAGCGTCCACGGTGAGAGTGACGGGCAAGAGTCTGCTGCAGCGGCTGGAGGAGGACCGGCTCACCGAGCCGATGGCTCCTGACCCGGCGGGGACGCTCGCGTCTGAGCTGCGTCGACTTGTCGGCTCACGGATGGGCCTCATCATCGCGTCTGAACTCGGGGATAGGCCATGCCCGTCGATGACGTGGGGTGAGTCGCGCATCGATGCGATCTACGAGATCGCGCGAGCGTGGCCAGCCTCTGTACGCGAAGGCGGGGACGGCATCCTCTACCTGTCTCCGCCGGTGGCTGACCCGACCTCGCGCCCGCAGTTACGCCTCACAGACGGAGAGGCAGGCACGGTCGTGGGTGTGGCGTCCTCAGTCAGCCGGGACAAGATTTACAACAGAGTTGTGGCGCGCGGCCAGGAAACGTCAGATGAGGGGGCACCGTCATTTCAGGCGGTAGCCGATCAGTTGGCGGGGCCGATGCGTGTTGACGGCCCGTACGGCGTCGTGCCGCGCTTTTTCTCATCCCCGCTGATCACATCGGCGGTGCAAGCCAAAAATGCAGCGGAGGCGATGCTGGCTGACGCAACCCGCAAGAAGGTCAAAGTGCCCGTCGAGCACTCCCCAGATCCAAGAATCCACCTGGATGCGCATGTAGAGGTCTCCACGCAGCCGGTAGAGGCCGCGCAGCCGAAAACGCTGTGGGGTCTTGTCGCCGCGTACGAGGTGCCTTTGACGTACAAGGGCATGCAAAAGACGGAGCTGGAGGTCTCGCAGTGAGTCGTGTGATGGATTTGCTTTCGACGGCTCCTGATGATCTGCCGCCGCGATACGGCTCAGACAGGTCAGCTACAGCGATCGGGCGCGTAGTACGCCTCGATGACGGTGGTCGCTCAGTAGTGGTGAGTCTTTTCGGGGGGCCGCCCGTCCAAGTGCCGGCCACCGCTGTGAACTGGGCGGGCGTCGAGACAGCGCACGTACTCATCGACCAGGACACGGGCCGTCCGATTCATGCGCTAGGTCCTGCGCCGAAGCCGGAGACGCCACTGCTCGAATGGGTGCCGCCCGCTTCCCCGCCGCAGTCCGCTCGTGAGGCGGTTATCCCCGCACAGTGGGTGGGAACGTGGGACGGCACGGCATGGACTCGCTACGGCGGCGGGGGTGCATGGCAAGGAAAATCCCCAGCGGGCCGAGCGTTACGCGGCCTGGCGCTTTTTGGCCGACAGATAGAAGCCCTTGGGCGCATAGACATCCGATCAGCGGTACTGACCCTCAGACCGGCGCCGTCTGCGGTCCCCTGGTCGGTGCAAGTTGGTGCAGCAACATACACAGATGCTTGGCCGGGCACTGTAGGGCCGACAGTCAGCGCTCCCGTGCAAGTCGGGGTAGACCTCATCGAGGTTGACGTCATGCGTCTGGCTGAATCCTTGAAGGCCCCGGGAATGGGGATCGCGCTCGTAGGGGCAGCCTACGGGGGCGTGAGGCAAGGCGGGGACTCGCTGAGTCTCCGCCTGGAGTATATGCAGGAGGAGAATGCATGAGCTACATCGATCAGCGCGGGCACCGCGTGCCCTCACCTACAGATCCTGCACAACGCGCCGATTTGACGGCGCTCTCCCTGTCGATTCCGTCTATCAAGACGGTGGCATCCGAGACGGCTGCCGCGCAGTACATCGCCGCCCTGCAAGGTGCAGGCGTGCGGATGACAGACAGCGACCCGGCATTCGTGTACAGGCAGGATCAGGGCAGTCTACAGGCGTGGAATGGCCGCGCCTGGACAGAAATCGGCGGGAAGACATACCCGTGGGAGTCTCTCGTCGTGTCGTCCGGGTGGGGAGTAGGCGCTGGCCATAACCCACGGATCTGTATGCGCGCCGGCGTCGTGCAGATCTCAGGAGTCCTGATATCGGCGGGAGGGGATCATGATGATCTGCTCACGATACCCGCGAAATTCAGGCCATCGCAGGAGCAGTTTATCGGTCCTACCGTAACAGGCGGTGGCGCAGATTTTGACCCGACCTACGCCTATCTGCGGATCAGATCCAACGGATCGCTGAGCATCAAGGGATACTCAACAATCCGCAGCGGGCACGGGTGGATCGTTCCCGTTTCGGCCACCTACGTCCCCTGGTAATCCGCCAGGGGACCCGCATCAAGCCCTCGAGGACCAGCCTCGGGGGCTTTCCCGTACCAGATGAAAGGAGCGACATGGGGCAATACACGCCCGCTCATTACTACGAGGGGAGGAACGCGGATCTCCGCCTCATCGTGATCCACACGATGGAGGCACCAGAAGGCCCGCAGACGGCGGAGAACATCGCCGCCTACTTCGCATCAGGCAGCGTCGTGGCCTCGGCGCACGCCTGCGTCGACCAGGACTCGGTCGTCGTGTGTCTGCCACCGTCGGCGACGGCGTTCGCAGCGCCCGGCGCCAACGCCGACGGCTACCAGATCGAGCACGCCGGATACGCAGGACAGGACGACGCAGGCTGGAACGACGAAGAGTCCCAGTCCATGCTCAAGCTCTCCGCAGCACACGCGCGTGAGATCGCGCTCGCGGCGGGGATTCCGCTCAAGCATCTGACGAATGCTGAACTCGCCGCAGGCGAGGCCGGATTCGTCGGTCATAACCAGGTGTCCGACGTCTACAAGCGGTCGGACCACTGGGATCCGGGCACGAATTTCCCGTGGTCCCAGTACATGGCCCTCGTCAACAACGACGAGGCCGAGACAGAAGAAACACCAATCGTCCCCGAGGAGGACACAGTGCACTTCATTCGTTCGCGCCAGACTGGCACGATCTACGCAATCACCCCGACCGATGTCGTCGCGATGACATCGGCGAAGGTGTGGACCGATATGGTCAAGGCCTACGGCCTGGCCAACGCATATGAGGTGTCGCTTGATGACGGCGACATCGCCGGGATCGCCGCCGACGCCGCCGCACGTCGCGCGCGCCTGGTCGCCGAGGTCGCCGCGACTGTCGGCAGCATCGACCCGGCGAAGCTCGCCGAGTCTTTGGCTCCGGCGATTGTCCCGCCGCTCCTGTCGGCGCTCACGTCGGCGGGTGCGGCTGGTCTGACGCCGGAGCAGGTGCGAGACGCGGCCGAGGAGGCCGTCCGCAGCGTGTTCGCCGACGCCGCGAAGGAGGTGACCGTGAACGGCCTTCTCCTCGGACTGCAGTCTGATCCGTTCATCACCACCGTGGTGATCGGCCTGATCTGGCCGATCATTCAGGCGGCGCTGGACCGACCGTGGTGGACGCGTGCCCGCCGCGTCGCTCTCCTCGCGATCGTCGCAGGCGTTGTCACCGTCGGAGTTTGGATCTCTGGATCCTATCCGGCCACCTGGCAACTGCTGACCTCCCAGGCGACGGTATTTCTCGGCACGGCCTGGTCGGTCTACCAGGTCCTCTCCGCTGTGAAGATCAACGGCGCGAGCCTCCTGGACTGGGTCGGGGCCGTGACCCCCGGCGGTCAGTCTCTGGAGGAGCTGGCCGGGGCCAGCGGAGGCACGTACGAGTGAGCCCAGGGGAACTCGCGGCGGTGGTGAGTGCCACCGGGGCCGCGCTGGGGGGCCTCGTCACCGCCGCGAGCGTCCTTACCGGCCTGCACTGGGGCCGCGAAAAAGCGAAAGCAGACGCCGAGCTCGCCCGCGAGCAGGTCGGGAAAGCGCGTGCTGAACGAATCCATACTGAGACAACCGCCCAGCTCGAAGCCATTGCGGGAGGTATCGACGCGCGTCTAGGCGCGCTCGAGGAAGCCCTGCAGACAGTACGCCATGAGGTGACGCCCAATCACGGGGGAAGCGTAAAGGACGCTGTCCTACGGATCGAGGCGGCGCAGGGGTCGATCATGAGTGC